AAGATACATCGATCCTCGCAAGATTCGTCGTATTAAGAATATCAAAAAAGAAAGAACACCACAAGGTGTTGAAGTTGTAAAAGAGATCGAAGAATATTATCTTTACAACGATAAAGGAATTACAGAGCAAACAACACATGGTGTTAAACTGGCTCTTGATTCAGTGGTCTATGTTCCATCAGGATATGTAGATCCAAATACTGGTATGGCAATGTCTTATCTTCATAAGGCAATCAAACCAGTTAATCAATTAAAGATGATCGAGGACTCCCTTGTCATCTATCGTATCAGTCGTGCACCTGAACGAAGAATTTTTTATGTTGATGTGGGTAATTTACCTAAGTTGAAAGCAGAGCAGTATGTAACGGACATTATGAATAAGTTCCGTAACAAGATTGTTTATGATGCAACAACTGGTGAAACTCGTGACGATCGTCGTCACTTGTCAATGATGGAAGATTTCTGGATGCCTCGTCGTGAGGGTGGTAAGGGTACTGAGATTACTACACTTCCAGGTGGACAAAACTTAGGTGAGATTCAAGACATTGAATACTTCCAAGGTAAATTATTCCATGCATTGAATGTACCAATTAGCCGACTACAACAGTCTTCTGGTTTTAGCATTGGTCGTTCACAAGAAATTACTCGTGATGAAGTTAAGTTTAATAAGTTTATTGTTAGACTTCGTAAGAAATTTAATGCATTATTTAACAACGCACTTCGTGTTCAGTTAATTTGTAAAGGTATTATCCGTCCAGATGAATGGGATGATCTTCGTGTTGGAATTAAATACGATTACATTGAAGATAATAACTACGCTGAACTTCGTGACAGTGAAATTATGCAAGCCAGAATGGGATTGCTACAAATCGTAGATCCATTCGTTGGTAAGTATTATTCACAAGACTGGGTTAAGAAAAACATTCTTCGTTTGGATGATAAAGAAATTAAAGATATCCAGAAACAAATGAATAAAGAACAGGATATCATGATTCAGCAAGCAACTGTTCAAGGAGAACTTCAACAGGCAATGCAGCAACCAGCGATGGATGCACAGGCTGAACAGCAACAACAGGCAATGCAACAGCAACAGGCTGCACAACCTCAGCAAGATCAGGGTGCTCAAGATCAACAAGAAGCTGATGCTGAAGCGGAACAAGATACACAACAAAGTAAAGGTAAAGTTACCAAATTAAAAACTGGTACTTGGCCAAATTAATAGGAGAATATTATGAGTGAAACAGTACAAAATTTAGTCCAAGCTATTCAAGCTGGCGATGCATTAGAAACAGAACAAGCGTTTGCAAATGCAATGGCAGAAAAGTTATCTGCTCGTTTAGATGATATGCGTCAATCAGTTGCACAAAGTATGTTTGCGCAAGCACCAGAACAAGAAACTACTGCAGAAGAATAATGCATTATCACGAATTTACAAAATCTCTAAAACGATCTGATGTTGTTGAAAGCATTAGATCCTATCTTCAGTTAATCGAAAGAACTGAAGAAGGTAAGGTTTTGATAAATGGTATTGAAACAGAATTTACAAGTTTAGAAGAAGCAAGACAATACATTAAACAAGACTATATTTCACATCAGTTAGAAGAACAAGTATCAAAAGATCTATACGAGGAACTATCAGAACATACTGTCGCTAATATTATTAAAGAATATCACGATATCAAAGTTACCGATACATTAATCGAAAATTATATAAAACTTGCTTCTTCTCACATGTTTAGTGTAGACCCAGTTGTTCAAAGTATTCGTTCTCTTAATAAACTGGACAGATTGGTTGAGGGTAAATTGCACTATGTTCTTAATGATGAGTCGATTGTAACTATTGACGAGCGTACCCAAGTGCGCCTAAATAACTTATTAGATAATCAAACAGAAATTATTGAGTATATGAGAGAGTCAAAAGAGAACTTCTTTCATGTGCTTACAAAATTAGAGGAACAATAAGATGGCAATGACTATCACAACCCTTAAGAATACAAACCAAGAAACTGTGATTCACTTCGCATCTTCCTTGGCAGAGTCTGGCACTATTACTATTGCCAACTTAACTGCTACTACTCAAGCAAGAAATTCTGATACACCTACTGTTAATATTGTTAAATGGCAAATTGCTGGCGAGTTAGCATCTAAAGTTAGCGTTGTTCGTAATAGTAAAAATGTTATTGTATGCGCACCAGAGAATGCTCCTTATGCTGAATTAAATGCGTGGGGTATTCCATTAACAAATGATAATACTTCTGATATCGTTATCACTAATGGTGCTGCAAAAGATGTTACTGGTATTTTAGTTCTCCGCAAAACTGCTGGATGGTCTACTAAAGTTGAAGACGCTACTTATGGTGCTTATGACGATTCAACTCGTGTTGGAGCTTCAACAAGCAAATCAGGTTCTCCAGATAAGGTATAATCATGAGACTAATTAGAGAAGTTTTCGAACAAACAAATACCATTGTTGAGTCTAAACTCGGCAAAGGAAAAGAATATTTTATTGAAGGAATTTTTCTTCAATCTGAACTGAAAAATCGTAATGGTCGTATGTATCCAGAATCAGTTATGGATAATGAAGTAGGTCGTTACATTAAAGAATCTGTCGAAAAGAATCGTGCTTATGGCGAACTTGGTCATCCAGATACTCCTTCCATTAATTTGGATCGTGTATCCCATATGATTGTTAGTTTGCGCAAAGAAGGCACTAACTACATCGGCAAAGCGAAGATTCTAGAAACCCCAATGGGTCAAATTGCACGAGGTCTTTTAGATGGTGGTGCAAACCTTGGAGTGTCTAGCAGAGCACTAGGTTCCCTTCAAACAAATAACGAAGGTGTTCAAATTGTTCAAGACGATTTTATGCTGTCCACTGCAGCTGACATCGTTGCCGATCCGTCTGCTCCAGATGCGTTCGTTAGAGGTATTATGGAGTCAAAAGAGTGGGTCTTTGTTGATGGAAAGTTTGTGGAACAACATATTGAGGAAGCAAAGCGTTCTATTCGCAAGGCTTCTTCAAGCAATTTAGAGGAAGCAAAGATTATTGCTTTCCAAAGTTTCTGAGTAAAATCAGATAAATTATAAATAATTTAATAGAACTATCCAGTTACAGGAGAAAACGATGTCAATCGAACAAAAAATCGCTGAAATTTTGGCTGAGTCTAAGAAACTAGACGAATTCAAAGTACACGGCACAGAAGGTGGTAAAGATTCAGCTAAAGACGGAGCAGTTGCTGGCAACCAAGCACCGATCCGTGATGCATCTAACAATGTACCAACTAGCAATCCAGCACAAAATGCAGACAATGATCGCAATGATGTAAAAGATCAAAACGATGCAGAGAATGCAACTGATAAAAAATCTAACCCTGCTACTGCTAAAGCAGTCGCTGGCGATCAAGCAGTCATTCGTACAGGTACTAGCGTTAAAGAAGATGTTGACGCATTATTGAATGGTGAAGAACTCTCTGAAGAGTTCCGTGCTAAAGCAGAAACTATTTTCGAAGCAGCTGTTATGACTCGTGTTAAGTCAGAAGTTGCTCGTATTGAAGAAGAATTCGAAGCAAAACTCCAAGAGAGCGTTGCACAGAATGTAGAGGGAATTGTTGAGCAAGTTGATGGATACCTCGGCTATATTGCCGAGCAGTGGATGACACAGAATGAAATTGCCCTAGAGCGTGGTATGAAATCCGATATTCTTGAAGGTTTCATTGGCGGTCTGAAGAATTTATTTGAAGAGCACTATATCGATATTCCTGAAGAGAAATTCGATGTGCTTGGCGAAATGGAATCTAAGATCGATGAATTGGAAGCAAAACTTAACGAACAAGTTGCAGCTAACATTGAACTAAGCAAGACTCTTGCTGAAAGCAATCGCACTGAAATCGTTAAAACTGTAAGTGAAGGATTGACTGATACAGAAACTGAAAAGTTTATGTCTCTTGTTGAAGAACTCTCTTATGAAGACCAAGCTAGTTTTGAAACCAAAGTAAAGACTATCCGTGAAAATTATTTCACAACTAAAGGTTCTACAGAAATTAAATCTGTAGTTACTGATGCTCCAGTAGAAGCATTGACTGAAGAAGTTTCTAAGAAATTAGATCCAGCTATGTCTGCTTATGCTGCACAGCTCAACAAATTAAACAAATAAGGAAATCCAAATGCAATCTCGTCAAGATTTAGTAAAAAAATGGGCTCCGATTCTTGAGCACGAAAGTGCTCCAAAGATTCGTGACAACTATCGTAAAGAAGTAACTGCGGTTCTTCTAGAAAACCAAGAGCGTGAAATGGCTAAACAGCGTGAAGCGTTGTTTGAAGCTGCACCAGCTAACGCTGTTGGCTCTTATGGCGACACTGGCGGTTTCGCTAAGTTTGATCCAGTAATGATCAGCTTGGTTCGTCGTGCAATGCCACAAATGATCGCTTATGATGTTTGCGGTGTACAACCAATGACTCAACCAACTGGCTTGATCTTCGCAATGAAGTCACGCTACTCTACTCAAGGTGGTACTGAGGCTCTATTCAACGAAGCTGATACAGACTTCGCTGGTACAGGTACTCACTCTGGTGCATATGACTTCGGTGGATCTGAAACTACTGGTACTGGTCTAACCACTACTGATGGCGAGCGTTTAGGTCAAGGTGGTGTTGGTGATGGTTCTTTCGGTGCTATGGCTTTCTCTATCGAAAAGACTTCTGTAACTGCAAAGACTCGTGCTTTGAAGGCAGAATACTCTATCGAATTAGCACAAGACATGAAGTCTGTTCATGGTCTTGACGCTGAAGGCGAATTAAGCAACATTCTCTCTACTGAGATTCTTGCTGAAATCAACCGTGAAGTTATCCGTACTATCTACCAAACTGCTAAGCCAGGTGCTCAAGTTGGTGTTACTACTGCTGGTACTTTCGACTTAGACACTGACTCTAATGGTCGTTGGTCTGTTGAAAAATTCAAAGGTCTAATGTTCCAAATCGAGCGTGAAGCCAATGCAATCGGTCAACAAACTCGTCGTGGTCGTGGTAATGTTATCATCACTTCAGCTGATGTGGCTTCTGCCCTAGCAATGGCTGGTGTGTTAGATTATTCTTCTGGC